ACCACCATAAATCACTTTCACGCTGATCCTCAATTAGTCGCTTACGCCATCCAGTCTTAAAGTGACTCTCAAAAGCCACCTTAGCCGCTGGCGTAAGCTCGTAATTTACCTCTTTACCGTCTTTTTTAGTTACTTTAATTAATTGCGTAGCCATTTATGTCCCCTATTCTAGTTAATTAAGATGTAGCTTTAGTTAGAGCAGTTACTGGAAGCGTAATAGATGCAGTCATTGGAGCATCGATAGAGCCGTTAATTGGCTGCCATTGTGCTACCAACACAGACATAGAGTAGCGAGGGTTAGTCGCTGTTACAGTGCCTGAGACTGGAATTAGCTGAATAGCTAATTTTGTACCTAGTGCATCCTCAAAAATTGAGTTAACGCTAGATGCAGCGAAATCGTTGAACACTTCAAGCGTAACGCTTGGGCGTTCGATCCCACCTATCAGATTTTGGACCTGATCGGTCATAGCCGTTATTTCTACGGCGTCAATTTCTCGCGACAGGCTGACCGCGCTAACGAAAGTGGTAATAGTTGTAGTGCCTGCGACTACAGCTACTTTATTACCCATAAAGATCGCCATTTATTTCTCCTTTTATTTAGCCGATCAATTCGACATTATACCGATACGCAAGGTAGTCGATACTAGCCACCTGTACAGATCCAGCGGTAGCGGATGTTACTCGCAGGGTTTGGACAGCGCCGCTAAGTGTTGCATCTGCCTCGATCGCGGCTTTTACCGAGGTAGAACCTGTTGACGCTAGATAACCGTCTAGCTTTGTCTGTCCAGCTGACTCGCTCATACGTCCTACAATTAAAAGTATTGTACAGGTAGCGTTATCAAAACCACGATTAAAGGTGGCGTCAAAATTGAGATCTAACTGACCTACTACTGCACCTGGGACGTTAACAGAGTCTGGAATATAATCGTAAGTCTTTAAGCCTGTAATAGTTGCTAATCGCGTTTTAAGATTAGCGCGTACTGTCGATGGAACCATTAAGCTACGACCTCTTTTTTATAAGCTCTTACCATCGCAGTAACGTCTCGACCTAGAGGACTCATACGAACAGCTCCTAAATCTCCTAGACCTAAGATGCCGCCTGGAGAGTCTTTACGCTTATATAAGTCAGCTGTAAGTATCTGACAGGCTGTCTCTATGTCATCTGGGACGCTAGGCCATCCCCATCTAGCAGTAACCTCAACACCTGGACGCAGACCATTACTAAAGAGTCCAGGGAATATAGGCCAGACATAAGTAGTGTTAACCATTGTCAGCTGAGTAAAAGGTCTACCTAAAGATGAGGCCGTAAGTGGATCTAGTAAGAAATCTGTATCCACCGTTAGCGTGGTCTCAAAGACGCCATCTCCATCGTCGTCTATCTTAACTACGAGACTGCTAGACGTTCCAATATCATCGACGTAAGTAAATAGCTCACTATAAGCGCGATATTTACGCGCCGAGGCAGTGCTATCTAAATAAAAACGTCTATTAGCTATGCGATCAATACTGCGAGAGGCAGACTCAATAAGTCCCTCTAATAATGTATCGTCTGAGCTATCTGTAATACTTAAAAAAGTTTTCATCGCGTTAAGCGTCGTGTAACCGTTAGTTATAGCCATCCAGGAGCCTCATCGTCAATAGGGACAGGTATTTTCGAGAATAGGTCATTACTAAAGTGTTTTCTAATATCACTCATAGCACGCCCCTTAGATCCTGGATGGTTATAACCACTGGGAGGCCGTAGCCCCCCAGATGGTTTTCTTAGCATTAGAAGCTAGGTGCCTGTAATCCAGTTCCGTTAATTTGTGCGAACGCTTTAGGATAACGTAGAGAGGTATATGCGAACATACCGTACATAACGATATTTAGCGCGACCTTTCCATTTGGTTCCTCGAACGTAACGTATGTCGGACTACCAGTCTCCTCGAATAAGTGAGACTCGTTGAGGTCGACGATGTGAATAGTGTCTTGGTTTGTACCAGTTCCAGCTGCAGTAGTGATATTTGCGTCTGTGATAACTGGTAGACCGAGAATTGAGTAACCTGAATTATTACCGTAGTTAGGGTATCCCTCACCTGTTCCAATGGCATTTACAGGATTATACGCAGTCGGTACGACTAGCGGACGATTCTGGCTATCTAGGCCTGAAAGCAAAAAGCCTAGACGACGAGGATGCATAAGAATCGCATTAGGCGATGCGTATACGTTGCTCTGAATCTGTTGGATAGCGTCTGCAAGTTTTGGATAGAGACCTGCGACTGTACCAGTGGTAGCAGTGTAAGTAACTAGGATTCCTGTAGTCATATTTTGGATGCCTAGAGGTTGTCCATTAGATCCTGTTCCATTTAGGATCAAGTTATCTAGCTCTGTGTTATATGCACGCATCAAGTCACTTAGAATAATTGACTCCAGGTTATATCCACGTAGTAGAGCTTGCTTAGATACGCTGTTTTGTCCAGCGACAGTATTTACGTTAATTGTAAGTGTGCTGTCTTGCGGATCTGTTGATACAGCCGCTGTGTTTTGTGAAGTTTGAGCCGCGACGCCTGTACCAGTGCCAATAAGAGATAGCACGACTGACATACCCTGCGGTGGCAAAGTGTGACGACGTGACGCATCTGCGAACGGACGACCAGCGCGTAGCTTAGGTGCATACAGATCTACTAGATACTGTGGTACTACTAAACCGCCAAAATTGGAAGTTCCAGCTGCTCTATACTCTACGTTCATTTCTTGCTGGTGGCGACGGATACGATCCGCTGCATCTACGTCAGTGTTGAAATGAGCCTTAACAGCATCAGCTAAAAAGCTGTATTCGCTGCGCTGTGAATATGTAGTAGGTTCGCTAACTACTTTAATAGCTTCGCGCTTTTCGCTAGCTGGTTTTGTGCTATCTACCTTAGCGGCTAGATCTGCAGCCTTAGCGTTGCGTAGTTCCATATCTGAAATCTGTTCGATTCTTTCGTCGAGCTTCTTTACTTCAAGGTTTAGAGCTTCGATATTAGCTAGCTCTACCTCTGTCACGTCGCGAGTTTCATCTGCGGCGCGGTCTACGATCGTCTGGATCATAGAGGTCTTAGTCTCGCGCTTTTCGCGTAGACCATCTAAAAAGTTATTTCCCACGTTTTACTCTCCTAGAATAAAAGTTAATTATTTGTCGTAGAGGTGTCGATCTGTAACGTGGCGAGGTGTCGCACTATGCGAGGTGTCGCACCTGTTAAATCGAGGTGTCTTACTCTATGAATATCTTACTATATTTTGCGTAATAGTTTTAGTATTGCTAAGGCTCTGTCTGTCCTATTTTCGTTTTTCTTAGCTATGTTATCTGCCCACGACTTACCAGGATCTCCACCCCATAGAGCCCAGGCGATACGACCATTACTAGGGTAGCCATCCTCTCCTGGGCTAAAGCCTTTACCTTTTTTATCTACTTCGTGACGTGCAAAAAAAGACCGCATCCGTAAGACAGTCTCTAAAGGTAAAGATTTACCGCCTGCAATATCTCGCGCTCTAGCTATTCCTACAGCTGTACCACCGCGCCCATATTCTTTACGCCAGTCTAAGCCTCGCTGCGCCTCAGCTCTCATAGCCTCAGTAGGTTTATAGCTTTGCTGACGTTGAGCCATTGGCTCCCAGGCATTACAGTAATAATTAGCTGCTATCTCATCATCCCATTTAATGCAGTATCCTTCGACATTAAAACCGCAGTTACCGCAGTTACGACCCTCTGGGACGTCTTGACTATCTGCAGGTCTGTAATTATCAGGTAAAGCTCTTTCGCCATACTCAGCTATATTTACCGCTGTTAATTGATCCTGCGCCTGCGCCTCTGTCCTATGACAGCCGATAAGCTCATTATTAGAGTCTTTTACGACTGCGTAACCATCGCACTCAGGATGATTATTTACGATGCTGTATGGCATCTAAAATCGCCTTAGCTGCATCGAGTCTAGGTGTGCCTATTGGCTCCTGAGAGCGTACGCCGTTAACAGTTGCTAGATCTCCATAAGCTCCAAAAGTAACTAGCGATACCTCTGCTAGATGAGCCTTTAATCTTTCGATAACGCCATCTGTACGCTTACGGTTTTTAATTGGCATAAAACCTATTGAGAGCTGGTCTAGTGCGCCATCTTTTACTAGCTCTAACGCATCGTCTCCCTCACGTGTGCGGCTTACCTTAAATTCTGCGTAAAGCCCCTGATCTGTCTCTCGTAGTAACGTAGCTCGTCCTATTGGATTTTTAGAATCGTGGTTCCTTAATAGCTTCACTCGATGGGCTGCCTTAATAACGTCAGCAAAAGCGCCTCGTCTAAATACCTCAGTAGTATCACCGCTTACGCGTTGCTCTTTGTCATAAGGGACAGCAATACCATAAATAGTACGGCCTCCATTTTCATCCTCGCGGATTTCTAGGTCTAGTGCATAGCTGCGGATTTCATTAGTACTCATACGTCTAATTCATCCTCCTCGTCATATTCTGGAGCCTCGACAGTGTCTATAGGCTCATCATCTATACCCTGGATAGGGTCTCTATTTTCCATATCTCTCACCTCGTCTACAGTTAAGAAGCCGTTAGTAAGACCTACTGCGTGAGCTTGATAACGCGATAGCGTATCTGTACGTAATAGCGTGTCGTAATTAAATTTAGCTGTCTGACCTCGTACTAATAATTCTGATAACGCCTGCTCTATTCTTTCTGCGATCGGCTGTATCGACCAGCGTACTAACTGTAGATTTTCTTGCTCGACGTTAGCGTAGGTACGAGAGCTGTTAGGCGCACCTAAATAATATGCAGGTAAGCCCAGAATATTAGCAGCCTCTGTAAGTCCCTGTATCTGCGCCTCTATTAATTGTGACTCTTGCGCGTTAGATGAAAGTATCTCAAAATCTGTAGTCGAATTTAGTACGGCAGGCTGGCGATTACGTCCGCTATACATAGATAGCCACGCTGTTTTGAGAGCGTCTGCCTCCTCCTGTGTTAAATCAGGATTACCAGATTTGATTACAGCTGTAGGATTTACGCCACCATCAAAGTAACGCGATGCATACTCATTAATAGCTATTTCTTTACCTATTGCCTGTTTTTGTGTCTCTACTATTCCTCGTCCAAAAAACTCACCAGGTAACGTAAAGTTTTTAATATGTAATATATCGTCTGCCTCGTAAACTTGCTCATCAATTCTATAAACTATGCGACCATCTACGCGAGTAAGATTTACGCGATCGATAGCGACAGGGTAAAAGAAATCAGGTAAGCCATTAGCGCCACGTTCACCTAGTACAGCTATGTAATTACCATCTAAAATTAAAGAGGCAGCCATAGCGCTAATAGTTTCGATGCGCGTCTCTTGCGGATTAGGTTTAATTAATATCTGCGGTGTTGGTTTAACGATACGTCCATTACGGTAACTATGTAGACCTAGTGCGCCTATAGCATCTGCGATTAATGTAACACCGCGATAAATTGCTGGTACGCCTAGCGCTGTATTAGTATCGACGTAAGTACCTGACCAGTTAGCCTGGAAAGCTCTACCTACTCTACCTAGCGAATCTACGTAGCCAGATGATGTATAGACTACAGACGGCTGTATCTGCCGTTTAAGTAGTCGTCCTAGCATTATTTATTCCTTTTCTCCATAGCAATACCAAAGAGCATTAGAAAAGACCCTCCTAATACTATCGCAGATGGCGCATAAATTAAGTACGCACCTGCGGTTATGGCTATAGATCCTAAAAGTTGCAGCGTTAGCGGTATGTATTTCATTAGTAGATCTTGCTCCTTTGTACTGGCATCTCTATCGGTTCGTTTACTACGCCGTATCGTGCCAGTGTTGCAGCGACCAGCGGCGTAATGTTATTTGTGCTATTTCTCGACCAAGCCCAGGAATCACCTAAAGCTCTTTTACTAGATCCTACGATAGCCTGTCTTAGATTAGGGTCGTCTAGGTGACAGATGCTTTTAGCCTGTACCGCATCGTAAAAGGATCCGCAGGCTCTGGCATAGTCTCTAAGACCTACGCTAATTACGCCTACCCC